TTAGATGTAGGATTAACACACTTCTTAACTACTAGTAATGGTGAAAAAATTGATAATCCAAAGCTGTATAGAAAGGGAGAAAAACGGCTAAAGACCTTGCAAAGAAGATTATCACGCAAGGCAAATGGCGGTCATAACCGCAATAAAGCAAGACTAAAAGTAGCTCGTCACCACGCCGCTGTTGCAGATAGCAGAAAAGATTTTTTGAATAAATTGTCAACTAAGATAATTCACGAAAACCAAGTGATAATTGTTGAGGATTTAAACGTGGCTGGATTGCTGAAAAACCACAATCTAGCTAAGTCAATAAGTGATGCAAGCTGGAGTGAGTTTAGCAGGATGCTTGAATATAAATCCGCATGGTATGGTAGGACATTCAATAAAGTAAGTCGTTGGTTTCCATCAAGTCAGATTTGTTCGGCTTGTGGGCACCGTGGAAGTAAAAAGGAATTAAGCGTTAGAGAGTGGGAATGTTCAGAATGTGGAGCTATCCATGATAGGGATATTAACGCCGCTATCAACATAAACACTGTTGGATTGTGTAACACGTAAGATTTTAGATACCGATGGGCTATCGGGAATTAACGACTGTCAAATATGAGTAGTTGAATTTGGACGCTCAGGGCAGTAACCAATATCGTGAGGTGTTGGAATCCCCCTCCTTTAGGCGGGGGAGGATGTCAACCTATTGTCCACTAACGGTTGGCCACGTTCTAAACATTGTGCTAAAATTTGGCCCATAAACTTGGCCATTAGGCCAGAAAGGCAATGACTATGTCATATCAACCAGAAATTACCACGCGACCGGTCCGTGAAGTCGCTGCAAAGTTAGCAGAATGGAAGTTTTCGAACCAGGTAGCACAAAACGGCTGCATCGTTGCAACACCGAGAGAGCTAAATGCAATGCTGACGCAGGAAGAAATCGAGAACCTGCCGTGAAGTCGCTGCTGGATGTACAAATAGAGTTCTCGGCGCTAACACCACGACTCTATGATCATATTTCATGGCTAGGCTATGGATGGACGTATGGTGACGCATACCGTGATCCACGCGCATTTGGTAATGCCGGCGAATCTAAAGCTTATGGGCACTCATGCTCCGCTCATAAACAACGTCTGGCTGTTGATATAAATCTTTTTCGGGGTGGAACATACCTAGAATCAACTGTTTACCATGCGGAAATTGGGGCATGGTGGGAGCAACAACACGAGTTGGCCAGATGGGGTGGCCGATGGGGAGACGGAAATCACTATTCGTTCGAATGGTTAGGCCGCCGTTGAAGTGTCAGAAGAGAGAGATCCCCGCTGCGCAGAAGGTTACATCATCCAAACCAGAGAATGGGGTGTGCGCGGAGAACAGGGATGTTTCGACGGACCGTGTACTGACAAAAACTGTCCAGTACGTCGGAGACGTGCCACGAATCAAAATGTGGTGCTGAAAAAGGAAGAAAAATGAAAATGAAAATCGAAATCAATGAAGTACACCTCCATCTAGACGGCGTGGAGATTGTTTTAAGTAAGCTGTCAAAAATCGTATCAAAACAAGGAGCAAAAATCATGGCCGAACTCTCAGAAGTAAAAGCATCTATCGATACACTCAACGCAGCTATCGCGGACGAGCACGATCAAGTGTCTGCAAAAGTCGAAGAACTCACTCTGGCTATTGATGCGCTTAGCGCAAAAGTAGTAGACCTGCAAGCCGTCATCGACGCCGGCGGAGCAGCAACAGCCGCTGACCTGGCCGATCTCAAGACCGGCATCGACGCGGCAAACAGCCTGGTCAACGGAATCCTGCCCTAAGTAGGAAAGTCTGGGTAGGTAACTCCTACCCAGTACTTACAAATAGGACACAGATGGACGAAAATAAACCCCGCAAACTGGTCGACTGGGAGTCGATCAAACCGGATTGGATTGCAGGAGTAAAAACCAAAACCCAGTTGGCAGTAGAGTACGACGTATCCAGAGCAGCGATGAACAAGCATTTCTCGGAGCTTGGAATTGAGCGCGATGCGACAGCTGCGATTTTGGCTGCGGCTGAAGCCCTGGTTACTCACGATGTAGTTACACCATTAGTTACAGCCGTAACTAAAAGGCAGGAACGGGAGATAATTGAAGCCAATGCTGAAATGCTGGCAAATGTGATCCGTTCGCACCGTAGAGATTGTGGACGGCTACGGTCAGTGGTCGACGTGCTGTTGAGCAAAATCGAAATAATCCTGAACGAGACGGAATTGTTTCGCCAGGTCGGCGAAATTTGCGATAAGTCAAAAGCAAATAAACCGGATCGGATCAACGAACTGTACTGCAAAGTCATCGAAATGCCGATGCAGACCGACACGACAAAAAAACTTGCGGAGACGCTGAAATTACTGATTGAACTAGAGCGCAAAATATTCAAGCTCGACACACATGATGGGACAATCGAATCGGCGGCGCGTGGCGCTGCTGAAGGGGCCGCTCGCGCAATGCTCAATTTTGACGACGTGAAGTTACTAATCGACATCAACCACTAAAAAATGCCCTTTATAGCGGACGCAATCGCATGGCTGCACGATCCATCGACGACGATGGAGCAGTCTGTTGCGATGCACGCGGAGATTTATCGTCGACATATTGACGGAGATGTGTCGACGCAAGAAATAGCCGATCTTGCTCGGCACGACAGGTTTTTTCTGCTGACGCGCGTTCTGAATCGAATCGACCTAAAACACCCCTGGCTATATGAGCGGATTCGAGAGGTAGAAGCAGAGCCGGATGATTGTCTGGATCTCTGGGCTAGAGAGCATGGCAAAAGCTCAATCATTACGTTTGGTGGGATTGTTCAGGAAATTTTAAAAAATCCAGAGATCACAATCGGTATTTTTTCTCACACCAAACCAGTTGCGAGAAAGTTTTTGATACAACTAAAAACTGAATTTGAAACGAATGAAAAGCTCAAGTTTCTGTACCCAGGTATTTTCTATGCGTCCCCGTCAAAGGAATCACCGAAGTGGAGTGAAGAAAAAGGGGTTGTTGTCAAGCGACAGGGAAATCCGAAGGAAGCGACCATAGAAGCGCACGGGTTAGTTGATGGTCAGCCGACCGGAGCCCACTTTCTTTTGCGTGTCTACGACGATGTTGTCACCCGCGAATCGGTATCGACTCCAGATCAGGTGGCCAAAACTACATCTGCATGGGAGCTATCGGATAATCTTGGTGCAAGAGGCCCTGATGGTAGAGCGCGGTGCTGGCATATCGGTACTCGATATTCTTACGCTGACACGTACCAGGCAATCATCGCAAAAAAGGTGCTCAAGTCACGCGTCTATCCTGCGACACATAATGGGTTAGTTGATGGTGTGCCAGTTTTCCTAAGCGATTCCGTGTGGGAGATGAAAAAGCGCACTCAAGGACTCGCTGTCCTGGCTGCTCAAATGCTTCAAAACCCGTCCGCTGGAGCAATGGCGATGTTCCAAAAAGAATGGCTGCGCTTCGTCGATGTCAGACCAGCGACACTTAACGTGTATATCCTTTGCGATCCTGCATCGAGCAGAAAATCAGGTAGCGACCGCACAGCAATGTCGGTCATCGGACTGGATGCGGCGGGAAACAAGTACATGCTGGACGGCTACCACCATCGTATGAGTCTTTCAGAGCGTTGGCTGGCGCTGTCCGGGCTGCGCAAGGTGTGGCTGCATATGCCAGGAGTTCAGCTCGTAAAAGTCGGTTACGAACGATACGGCAGCACATCAGACCTTGAATATTTCGAGGAAAAAATGCGCAAGGTGAAGGACGAATGGGAGATCCATGAATTGGCTTGGCCGCGCGACGGAACTGCATCAAAGTATGATCGGATCCAGAGGCTAGAACCCGATTTTCGGGCAGGGACGTTTTATATGGCTGCTGTAACTCAAGGAGTCACCAAAAATCAGCAGCGCATGATCGACGCTGGACAGAAGTTCCGCGTCTTTACGCCTACGCGTAGAATTGACGAGTCAAAGAACGTTTATTCTTTGAATAAAACACTTCTTGACGAATTCCTGGTCTATCCGTTCGCTGTACATGACGATTTTCT